CTTAGCGATTACACGCTGCGCTTTTTTGGTCCTGAAGGTCCGTACCCTGTGTATGAAAGCGAAGCCGAATTAGATTCTCGCGGTTATCGTACGCAACCCATTAATGGTGGAATTGCTGATTTCCCAGCTCCTCCTAATGTTGCTGCGGCCCAACAACCAGAAAATTTCTGGGGCGGGTTTAACGAGACTATGGCACGCGATCCCCAGAATGCCTGGCGCATTCTTAATCAGGCGCAGCCTGTAACTGTTGCAAACAAATTGTTTGTAATGGAGTAATACAATAAGGCTTCTTATTGTTAAAATTACGACTGCTAAAATTTGTGTTAGATAAGACATAATAATGTCTGAATCTTTCACCCGCTAAAAAACTTCCCGCGACACTGGAGGATAAAACAAGGTGTTTATTGATAACGATTTTCCAAAAATCTTGGGCGCGGAACTCTACCGTCCCCACCCTGCTTACATTGCTGAGATGGCAGTAGAGCCCGTGGTCGTCCACGACTTTACTCGCCAACCTGGCCAAACCGTTCAACTAGACCGTTATAAGTTCTGGGGAACCCCTGGTACTAAGGACAGCCGCGAACGTATTGCCGATCAAACCATTGGTAGTGCCAACAGCCGTAACATCACCAAGGAGAAAGTCCTGGTGGTGCTTAAGGAATACACCGGTCCTGCCGACCCCGGCGATCCGACTCAGCCTTCGACTTTCAAGATTGCTCGTGAAACCCTGATTACCGCCCAGCGCTTGCTGCTGGATACCGGTAACCTAAATATGTTCCACCAATCTATCGGTAGCCTCACCCTGCTGGATGACTATCGTCGGTGGCGTGACCGCGTCTTTATTGACGAACTTGCCAAAGCAGAAGCCAATGGTCAAGCTTCTACTACCCAAGGTGGTTACTATTTCCCCGGTGGTAAGACCAAAGCCTCCAACGGCTCTATTTCTTACACCACCACTGAGTACACCGCTGATGTACAACAGTTCCAAGTCCGTACCGACTTGCTGAATATTGTTAAGGACCTGCGTAAGCGCAACGTTCCGACCTATTCCGATGGTCTGTATCGTTGTATTTGTGATCCCACGTTCATGATGCACCTGCGTCGTGACCCCGACTTCCGTGAGATCGCTCGTTATGCTGGCAACCCTGGTCAAGGGATGTACATGGGCAACCCCGCGATGCCCAACAACTCCAGCTTCTACATGGGTCCCCAAGCAGGCCAAGGTTACTTCCTGGCTGGCGAACCTGTGATGCCTACTGGCGTTCAGTTTGAAGGTGTGAAGTTCTTCGAATCGACCAACTTCCCCAACCGCACCATTAACGCTAGCTTTAACGCTAGTACTTTTGCTCAGCAAGAAATTGCCCAAGGTTACTTCTTTGGTCCTCAGGCAATCGGCGTTGGCATTGGTGGTCCCAACGCCCAGGTGCTCATCAACAACAACGATGACTTCAGCCGCTTTATCATCTTGATCTGGCAACTGTATGCTGGTTTTGAAATCTTGAACAAAGATTTTGTCACCACTGCATTCAGCTTCGTTTCTGATGACGGCAACATCTGATAATTAACAATAACTTTAGGAAAAATAAATGACTTACTTGTCTGCTAAAAAGATTTATCCCGGTAACTGGGTAAATGCTTTAAACGGTTGGTACAAAAATACCGACGCCAACCCTGTCGACGGAACCAACGATAGCACCATAGGCGGCCCCACTTCTGTGTTGGCCGTCCCCGGTTATCGTTACTTCCAACAACGTGGCTACGTTGCCGTTACCGCAACTTCTGGTAGTGGTCCCGTTGCCGCTGCTCAGATTATTGTTCCCTCTCCTTATCGTCAAGACGATACGCGTACTGACATCACCGGCATGGTGATCTCTGGTAGCGCCACAAGCACTGGTTATGTGTACCGCACCGCTATCTCCGTGGCCTCTGGCTGGGGCGATGGTCGTGTTGCTTCTGGTGTCTACAACGCTACGGGTAACGTGATCTCCGTGGGCCGCTCCGTCAGCAGCCTCCCCACCGCCGCCTCTGGTGTTGGCGAAGGTGTGTTCCAGGCAAACCTGGTTTCCACCGTCTCTGGTACCCAAGCTGGTGAAATCTTCTTTGCTGCTGGCGTTCAAGCCCTTAGCACCGATCCTTTCATCACCTCTACGGGTGCTGCTGGTACGGTTCCTGGGCCTGGTACCGCCTACTATGGCGTTGCTGCTTCGACCACTGTTCAGGTGTTCTCCAAGGCATCTGCAAACACTTCAGGTTCTACCGCTGGTGGTTTCTACATCTCTAGTGGCGACTCCGCTGCTGGCCGTGTTGGTTACCTGATTGTTGAAGTGTGTTACGTCCAGCCCGACCTTGCTCCTGGCTACGAAGATATCGAAGCATATCTGACTAACCGCACTGTTAGCTGATTGAGCTAAACTGGGACCAGTGAATTACTTCCTGGTCCCACATGCTTTATCAACACAAAAAAACAGGTGCTCGTGTCAAGGTTATTAGTGAGTTTGACAACGGCGATTGGTTAATGGTCGAAGACCAAGACGGTCGTGTTTTTACTGCTTACAAAACCGAATTAGCACCTGACGAGGTTGCAACCAAGAAAGTCCAAACACTTCAAGTAAAAGACAAGGCTTCTCAAGAAGAACCTCGTGCTTTTCCCCCGGAAACTCGTTTGAATATCAACAGCGCCACACCTCAAATGATCGCTGATCACATCAAAGGTGTAGGATTAAAAACTGCTCGCGAGATCAAAGATCTCCAGATGTCATTATCAGGTGAAAGATTCAACAATCTTGAGCAGTTAAAAAAAATTCCACGGGTTGATTGGGATTCTGTTATGGCTGCCAACTTAATCAGGGTTTGATTATTAACTCATCTCCTTAATGCCCCGCAGAAAATGCGGGGTTTTTTGTTTTAAAATAAGTAAAAGACTGTTAATAATGTCTGCGGGATCTACTATCTACCAAGGAAAAACCGGTGCAACTGGTGGGGTCACTGGTCCTCATGGTCATTTTGAAGTAACTAAAAACGGCAAGCGTTACGGATTATCACAAGCCCGCGCAGACCTGGGACAAAAAATTCAATTTCGGTTACCTGGCACCCAAGAGTGGCAGCAGATGTACAGCCCCCAAGCTGGTGGCCAATTTAAATTAAACTCAGCGCTTTCTCTTACTGAAGGTATCGGCATGCGTGCCGTTCATCCAGTAACTGGAGCAAAGAATGTTGCTCACCAAGGAGAAGATTACAATTTTCCCGAGGGCACCGACTTGCGTTTTATGGGCGGAGGGACTGTTCAAGGATTAGCAAACGTAGGTCGAGCCGGAAACATCTCTACTTTACGTACGGGTCCGTATAAGTTAGATGTGTTTCATATGAGTAAACTACCAGGGGCTGCATCGGCTCCTGAGACCGGTAACGCGCCCAGTGCTCCGGTACTCCCTGGTTCACCACAAGGTTATGATCAGGCAAGTCAACGCACCCAAGACTTGCTTGAAGCTTTTATGTACGGCACACAATACAAAGAAGCTAAAAAGCCAAAATCATTTCTTGACACAATGAGAGAGCAAGTTACTCAATCAATGTTGAGCCAAGCGCTAAATCCTGGCGCCGGCTTGGGAACACCTACTGGTTTACCAGAAGAATATACAAAGGCTATCTGGGGTTGAGTTTCTAGCTCTTATAATTGAAAATAATGTCTTAAGTTAGTGCATTTATCTGACTTCGATAAAAGCAGGGTCAGGTACCATTTAGGGTACTTTACTGTTTCTGTGCCAGCAGGCGACTATGCCCGCTTGGAAGAAGCAATGAATACAGTCCCTGACTCTTACTTCTACGACAAGATTGTTATTCAAATTGGTCGTTGCGATACGGCTGAAAAGAAAACAGAGGTTGCCTCCAATCCCAATACCAGGTTGGAAAGCATCATTGGTGACGTTGATCGTACGATTCGTTCTAGCAATGCCGCAGAAGCATTGAAAGTTTGGAACCAGATCTACCTATACGAAACGAATCGTCTAGCCGGTATTCTGTTTGTACCTAACTACAAGGATGAGTACCAGGCGCGTTACCGTTATGAGCGCTCCGGCGCTGAATTCATCCAGGCACTCCCTGGACCAGCCGATGTTTCCGTTGGAACTCGCATCTATCTGCATGAAATGTGGCGTTGATTATAATTGGTGTACGCTAAGATTGTGATACACGGGGTAATTTTAAAACCGAAGAAGAAGCTAAGAAAGCGGCTATTAATGCGCAAAAGGTCTTTTACCAAGAGTTTGCCTGTCTTGATTTAGAATAAATTTACTATACGGCTAGTCGACACAGCAGTCGGATCACGTATTTACCTAAACCTTAATTGGAGATAAAAATGGCCTGGTATGATTTTTTGAATCAAGCTAGCACTAATAGGCGAGATGCTGGTAGTCCTAGATATGCAAATGCACGGCAACGTCTAAACGCTCGCGCAGGGGTGCCAAGAGCGACTGGAGGATTCCTTGCCAATCCTATCCTTGCCGCATACGCAATTCCAGGTTACGGTGAACAAAAAGCTCGTAACGTCGCTGGAGTTATTGAAGGTACTCGTGGCCCCTTGAACGAACTTCAATATATTGGTGGACAGCTTCTTCGGGGACGTATGCCTTATGGGGGGAACGCGATTGGCTCCATTCCCCCTAGTGCCAACGGTGAATCCTATCGACGTGCTGAGTTACGTCTTGCAGATGCAGCTAGACCTGGCGGCGGAGGTGGCGGTGGCGGTAATGCTGGTTACTCTGTTAACCCATCCACAGGGCGGTCTGGTATAGGCTCTCCAGAAGATCGTGCCTATCAAAGTGCCAAGGCCGAAACAGCGGCCATGGTGGCAACTGACCCGTTAATGCAACAATGGAGTGCAGCACAAAAAGCAAAAGACTTTGCAACAGCCGATCAGCTAGGTAAGCAGATCTGGCAGAACAAATACGGCGGTACGCCCATGGGCCAGCCTGGTGGCGCTGTAGGATCTTTCAATCCTTTAATGGAACGCACTTTCCCCGGTATGTCCAGGGGGGCTGGTGAGTACACAATGGGACCATCGCCATTAGTACCACAAGTAGATCCTGCACTAAATCCCGCTGGTTCTAACTACGTTCTTGGAGAAGGTCCTCGGCTCATGAACTTTAGTGACGAAGATGTGACACCTGAAATGATCAAGGCTTATCAAGAGCAACTTTTAAAGCAAGCAGCCTCAAGATAAACTTTTGTTAAACTAGAATCACTTGGCAGCACCTCGGTGTGTAAGTCCACCTACTGGGCAACGAATACACATGTATTCATGGAAGCCAGTGTCCCCGCATTAAACCGATGATTCTCTGCCCTAAGTTTGTTAAGCATCTTGCTACTACAGTAAGTCTGTTCCTGGTTTCCCAAACAGTTTTTACGCCTGGTCTCAAAGCTAATTCAAACTGGGTAGGAGAATAATAACAAAATAAGCATGGCTACACCCAAGGCTCGTATTGGAACCCTTCCTGCATCTGAACGCCAGGCAATTTTTGATGCTGCAAAAAAATTAGGCCTTGATCCGTATGAGTTTGGCGGATTCCTTTCATTGGAATCAGGCGTCAACATGGACCCTAACATTGTTGGTGGTGCAGGAGGAAGACACAAAGGTTTAATTCAATTTGGGCAAAATGAACAACAAAAATACGGAATACAAGGGCCGCAAACGCGTGCTGGTCAAATTCCAAAGGTTCTTCAATACTTTGAAGATCGTGGGTATAAACCTGGCATGGGTATTGAAAGGGCATATGCAACAGTACTTGGCGGAAACCCAAACGTATCTTTAAACTCTAAAGATTCTTTTGGTACATCTGTTAACTCAGCCTCCAAACGTTTTAAAAAGGGTGGGGATTTGTACGCCAATGCTCAACGAGTTCTTGGTGACCCATTCAATTTAACAACAACAGCAACAACAGCAACAACTGCACCAAATCCTCAACTGCCAGGGGTCGCCGCAACTCTTGCAGGAGCTTTGGGGCAAAGTGTTACGCAACCAGAAGAAGAACCTAGAACCCTGGCGCAAAACTTAGTAGATCAATTTAGGAGCAACATTATTCAACAAATGTTTCCTCAAGGAATTTTAGGAACACTTACGGTGCCCAACATGCTTGGAGGAAGGTAATCATGTTGTCACGTGCTGATTATCTTGATTCATATTCACCAAGCGTGGCCAATGAATACACCTATGGCAACGTAGTTCCAAACCCTGTACTTACGCTTAAACGCCGTATTGCAAACCTGGACAAGATGAAAGACGATACAACTGGAGCGCCAAAATCAGAATTGTTTGAGAGGTTTTTAATTCTTCAAGAAGATCCTCAAGCTTTGTTTAGATCAAAAGCTAAAATGCCAAATACCCCCTTTGGTAACCTGGCAAATTTTGCTCAGTAAGAACAATAAGTCAGTTATAATTAAAAAAACTGCGTAAAGACATTGTCGTCAACTAGCACGAACAAGCAGCCCTTGCTAATTGACCGTCCGTTATATGACACGGTACGAGTCACAACTCAGACTGTTGGCAGCGCATCTGTCAATACTTTATTTGTACAAGGTGGACAAGCTCCGTCCATTCTTGTAGACATGGATGCAACGTTAAGTGAAGATAATAACAGCGGTGGCGTAGTTGATTCAATTACGATCACGCGTAATGATGCTTATCGCGCAGCAGACTACACTCTTGACACTAGTACATCAGGCAATGCAGTATCACTGGTAAGCGGACAGATTGTCTCTATTACTACCACTGGTGCTATGAATACAGGTACGGCAAGTGGAGTTGGTTATTACACCTATACCGGTGCAACCACAATCACCGGCAAATTAGGTGCTATAAATTACTCTGGTGCTACAACAAGTGGCTTTAACTTTTTAGGTGTTGGCTACGGTTACCAACAACCTGTCACTTTTGCTTTTTATCAAACCCGTGGAACAACTACGCCAATTCCCGCCAGCGGAGACTATCGTTTAGTGTTTGCTAAAACAGTTCCAGCTAACACTCAAACTATTGATTGTTCTGACGTAATGCCGGTCTTGGCTGTTCCAATGCCAAGTGCAGGTAACACAAACGGTCTTGGGCAAACTGCACCCCTTCGCAACAAAGGAATTTACCTGGAACGTGGCGACCGTATTTACGTTGGTGTATTTCCGGATGGCCCTAACATTTCTGGCTATACTCCAGGTGTACACGTGATTGCACAAGGCGGATTTTTCTAAGTCATGAGTTCAACCAAAAAGAATTCCTTTGGTTCTTTTGGTTCTAGTGGTAGCTCTTTTGGTACTTTTGGTTCGCATGAAGTACCTGACATTGGTGAAATTAAACCAATCACCACTGAATTTTCCCAGGGTTCCGTACCTAACTCAATTGTGCGGATGGATAGGGAGTCTGCATGGAGCAGATGGCGTCGTGGATATGAAATCGCTTCTTATGTTGGTATTCAACACGCTTTAACATATCCCTTTGAATACAGAGTTCCTCTCCCAGAGGGGACTTTGCCAACCGAAGGAAATCAACCTTTAATCCTTGGTGTTGTTCAAGGATTTTTTACAGCAGGTAAAGAATTTGGCGTGCATTGGACGGGTTGTCGAGTCGGTTCTATTTTAAGATTTGATAACGTCACCGATTCGACCGGAGCACTTGCAAGTATTGCTTCTATTACACAAGATGACGAATACTGGTACGTACAATTAAGCGGTAGTTGGAGCGTTGCGAATCCATTGCCGCCTCCGTTATATGTACCAAATCCAAACGGAGATCCAATTAAACCTTTACTTGGAGAAATATTAGAAGACAGAATATTAACACCAGGTGGTACACCCGTTACAAAAGATACATTAAATCCAGCAACAGATAAACGTTATGGCTACGTGCAAGCCATCTTGATTGATGTGGATGGTCCAAATGGCATATTAAAACTTCAACGCACCAGCTCATTTGAAGCCAGTCCCGACAATGTGTATTTAACGCCCTCTACTAAGCCGTTCTCTGTTGGCCGTTACTTTACCGTTGGTACACGTTACGCATGTACGTGTCAAGATTTTAGTCGTCGTAGTTACACCTTCATGATGAACCTGGATGGTAAAGAGAAAAATCGTTTTCCATTTACCAGGCCAGCCCTGCTTAAATATGGTCGACACGAAGTATTAACTGATCCAAGCACTGGAGCCGTAAACAATAGTGCTATGACAAATGCAAATGAAAACAGAAATTCAAGCCTGACTTTTGAATCAATTGATAACCCAGGCATCTTTAATGATTTTGGTGGAAGATACTTACGTAATTTTGGAGCCAGTCGAAGAGCAGAAGGTCCAACTACCTTTGCAGATTACACTGCAAAAGACAATCAAATCACATCGTTTTCTGATTACTGGTCTCCTCTTCTTGATGAGATGCGTTATTGCAAACATATATATGCCTTGCGATTTGAAGAAGGTATCTTGCCGCCAGAACCATCAGACTTGCCTTTTTTTACTGAAGAAAGTATTACGGAATGGGAACAAAATTTAGTACGGGAATCGTCTAAAACAAACGATCATGTTGGCACAGCTAATGCAATGAGAGGAATGGCATTGATGGATGTACCTCCTAAAAATTTCCAATCACCGCAATTATTACCAATGATGCAAAAACTACTTAATGTTCCAACGTCTTTTATTAGGTTAGAGAACTTTAGAATGCAAGATAAGACTGGCGCTTTTTACAATCCCAGCGCTGGGGAATCACCGGCAACTTAAAATGACTGATTTTGGAGAAGTTATTGAGACTCGCTATATACTATCCGAAGCTCAACTTGCGGCTAGTCAATTTGGTTTTAGCGAAGTGTACTACAGCGGGAGTCCAACAGTTTACTCTCCGGGGGACGTAGTACACTTGCCATACGCTTCAGGTGAGACATCAACTATGCAGGCGCTAGGCGATGCATGGGCGGCCTACGCAAGCGGAATAGGACCTGGCTAGTGATAAGGTGATTACACAGCAGCCATAGCCTTCTTCTCTTGCTTACGCAGGTGTCTACTGATGGCTTCCGTGTTCCAGCGGTACGTGTCGCGTGAACGAGTCTCAGGAAATGCAGCAAAATGCGGTCCAAGTTTTAAGGTACCGTTGTCGCGCATCTTGAAGAGTTGCTGACGGTCAATGCCGAGGAGTTCCTCTGCGCGGGCTACAGGGACCCAACCACGTGATTTGATCATGACTTAAGGTTGTGTACCCGCACAGGCTATCAAGCCTCAAGGGCTTGTCAAGGGCTGTAACAAAACTTTTATGTTTGTATTTTGTATGGATACAAATAAGCAGCTTTAAAATTAGATAACGGCAACTAAAGAGTATGTTCAGCAGCGCAAATGATCCGCTGGCACTGCTTATTGAATTAACTCCTAAACTTGCAAAAAAACGATTTCGAGAACATATTTACGAAGCCTGGGACCACAAATGTGGTTATTGCGAAGAACTCGCTACAAGTTTGGACCATGTAATACCCAGGTTTAAATCTGGTTCCAGTAACCGAAACAACCTGGTACCTGCATGCCGTAGATGCAATACTGGTAAGGCAAGTGCCAGGATGGAAGAATGGTACCAACAACAGGAGTTCTTTACGCAAGCTAGGATGGATAGAATAAAATCCTGGATAAACCAAGAAGTTGTTGAGCTTTTTGTGTATTCTGTAGAGACAACCCCCTGTCAGTTGGCAATTTAAAGTGGCATTAATTTATAACGGAAAAGGACAGGGGTGGACATACACGCCGGACAAAACAGATTATTTTACAGATTACAACCATTCATTGCCAGAAGGGCATTGGGAACATGATCCGGATTCGGCAACGTACGATGTTGAGGGATTACCCCAGTACAATGTGTACTGGGCGCAAAGTGACGAAGAAGCTAATAATGTAACAATAAATGATTACAATTGGCAGCTCTATGCGCAAGCAACTGAGTTAAACGATTTTAATACAGCAAAAAACAATTTTTACACACAAGTAAACAATATTGTTAACGCTACAAACCAAGGTTCTTATACTTATTTAGATGCAAAACAAGCAATTAAAAACCAAAAAGCAACGTTGACCGCTGTTGGTATTTCTGATACAGAAGCTAATAAAATTATTGATGGATTAATTGGCAGTACCGGTCAATATCGAAATTATTATTTAAACGAGCGCGTTACATCTTGGGACCCTTCAGTGCTTCCAGGAAACTTAAGTTCAACTACTAAGCAACGCACGGATCTAGGCTCTAACTTTAATAAATACACCGATGGTAGAAGTGGATTCTATGTAACAGAAACAAAACAAGGCCAAGACGCTAAAGCTGTTTGGGATAAAGCAGTTGCAGAAGACAATCTAGATATTGTTGGCCCCTATGGTTCGTTAGAGGCGTATGCAAAGCAAGATTATTTAAATCAAATAACAGACCCAACAAAAACTTCAGCAGATATTGCAGCTATTCGTGGCAGCCAAAAAGCACCGTTATCTCCTTTGGTTACCGAATATCGTGAACAAGTATTTCCAGATGCAGAAAAACAACAAACATTAGATGAAGTTCAAAGTAAAATTTTTGGCTTAGTAGCAGCTAAGACTCCTGGTGCAACCGGATATGAATTTCGAGATATACAACAAGGTTTATCAGATTTAATTTCAAGCGATAAAACAATTAACAAACTTTGGGCTGACGCAAAAAATGAAGTTCTTCTTAGCCAAGCTACAGGAGGTACCCCTGGGCAGTGGACTAAATTAACAAAAAGTTTAGGAGTCAACGACTCCATGATTACAGATCAAGACTCTTTTGGAACACTGTTGTCACGCGTTGCAACTTTAAATACTGCAAATGCAGGAGATAAAAAAATTATTGACGATAACAACGCTTTATTTAAAGCGGTTTCAGAACTTAAAAATAATACTACATTTCAAGATTTAACTTCCTATACACCTGCAGTTAACGACGCGTTTACAGCTTCCGTTCAATCTTCAGAAAAAGCGCAAATTAAAAAATTTGGAGAAATGCGACAAAGTATTCTTCGGGATACCATTGACCAATTAAAAATTGCAAAGCAACAGGAAAATAACATTGCGTTTTTTAGATCTAGTTCCGTTGGACAAGAACTTAGTACACTTACTCAAGACATCAAAGGATCTTTGCTGGGTGATCTTGGTGTTGGAGGAATAACTCCCCTTGGCTCTTCACAACAAAACTTTAACAAAAAATTAGATTTAGGGCTAGGAGATATTTTTGGAACCAAAAACGGACTTATTTATAACTGGGAAGATTGGTTTAACAATCAAATCGAGAAGAAATATGCTGGGGATATTGATATACCCAATGATTATGTTGCACCTAAATTCAGAACATTATCAGGTGGTTTTGTAGATGATACAACAGCAGCCTCTTGGAAAAAATACGATGACGCATATGTAACTTTAAAAACAAACCCAAATGATTTATTTGCCAAATCTGTAGTTGCTAATGTACCTACGGATTATGTTCCAGTAGCAAGTCGCAAAACAGTAAATAAAACATGGACTGATTACGAAACACAGTTAAAAACTGCAGGATATGTAGATCCTCAAACGCTTTCTGGTTGGACAAAATATGACGAAGAGTACAACAAAACAAAAGTAGTTCCTGCAAACGCACCAGCAGATTATATTGTTCCCGAACAGCGAATGAACCAAGACGTTCAATTTGCTAAAGATTTTTTCAGCTCGTATTTAAAACCACGTTTTGACGCGTCACAGTCTATTACAGAATTTCAAGATTATATTGATGTTGTGAAGGGTACTCAAAACCCTTTCCAAACACAAGATCGTTTAGATGCATTAAAACTTTCAGCTCAAACAAGTGTTTCAAAATGGTTTGCTGATTTACAAAAAGCAGGTGATAGTAAGTTTAATTCAGATTACTACTTTGATCCAAATGGGTATTTAAAAACAAAAGGAGTTGGAGACCCAAACAATCCCTTATTACCTGGAGCTGCTTTTACTGATTATGCACTTACAGATGCAGGAAAAACATCACAACAGCAAAGCGCAAAAGTTAATGCTGACTGGGAAGCTGCTAAAAAAGGAGAAAGCAGTACAGATGCATACGGAAATCCTATCAATTGGTTGCAACAGGCTTACAACTATGGTGTTGATTTAAACAATAAGGCTGCCTTTGCTCAACTACATTATCAACTTGTTGGTTTAAATGCGCCAGAATTAGACGCTAATGGAAATATTGTTCGAGACGCTAATGGGAATATTGTTAAAAGGCAATTTGATGCTGCTCCAGATGTGTACGCACCTCAGATTGCTCAAGCATATATCACTCAAATTTTAACTCCGTATCTTATTGACAAAGCAAATAAAATCGGTAGTGTTTTTGGTGAGTTTATTAAACCTTCTGATTATGTTGATCAAATTTTAAAAGCTGTTAATCTACCTGAGAATAAAGAACAATGGGCAAACATATTAGAAAAAAACGGTCTTGATCCTAACGCATCATTAAACGAACTAAAGAATACTTTGGTTGATGCGTTAACACAAGATTCAACTACAGATATTAAAACACGACTTGGTAACTTAATTAAAGAAGGTAAGACACCAACGCAAACAGAATTAGGTGTTGAGTATCTTCAAAAACCAACAGTAAGTGGCACAGAAACACCAGCAAGCGGTGTTTACGCCGTTTTTAAAAATGCTGGGTACAGCGGAAACGAAAAAGATTTTTATTCAACATTTTTACCAGATGCTTCGCAAGAAGATATAAATATCATGAACGCTGCTTATACACCAGCTGGTGAAGCAGGTTCTTTGTTACCAAAAATTAGTGGTACTGGCACGGAACAGATAGCCTCTATGGCTCAGCTTTTTGGTGATTCCAGTATTACTGAGGTACTTGGCACGGCTGGTATTTCAGTCTCCACTACTAAACCTGGTGGCCTTGGCGGTTTACTTACCACGTCTGAAGACGATATAGGAATTGGCGATCCGTTTGCGGATACATCAACACCATTTACAACTGTCAGTGGAACCACAAAAGAAAAAAATCAAATGGGTATAGGCAATCCCTTTGACACGATTGGAATTACAGATCCTTTCGCAGAAGATTCTGATCCATTTTTTAGTAGTAATCCTTTTTCAAGTATTGGATCAACGTCAAGTGTAAGTACTCCTACAATAAAGATAAATGTAAACGCATCTACTCAAAGATTTTCTTCAAGTAAAAATAATTCCGTTGGGTCTTTATTCGATAGTTTTGGTGGTTTCTAATGTCAGAAAAACATAAAAAAGCAGCAGGTGCCGCGCATCGTTATCAGAAAGATAAGATGGCGTGCAATAAACCTCAGCGTGCCCCAAAGGGGGATAAGCACAAGTATGTTGTAAAAGCTTGTGACAAAGGAAGGGAAGGGATTGTCAGGTTTGGTTTACGTGGATATGACGACTACTTATCTCACAAAGACGAGGGAAGACGTGCTAACTTCAAGGCACGCCACAACTGTGCCGAGAAGAAAGACAAACTGACTCCCGGCTGGTGGGCGTGTAACTACAACTGGTAATTTAAATGGCAAAACCCAAGTCCACTACATCTCTTAAGATTGATTCCAAACCCAAACGCACTAAGCAAGGAGATGGTAAACACTCCAAGCCAAGCCATGGCCGCAAACTTAACCGAGGTCAAGGCTGACATTTAATTACACATTGTGTATACAATGGGAGTACTTATTGTGCTCCCATGTTTTACTTTGTAAACGCAATAGATATTATTCGTAAATACGAAGGCTTTAATGAAAGCGCATACCCAGACCAGGTAACGGGAGGTGCACCGTTCACTTTGGGGTATGGGACTCAGTTTTATCCCGATGGGTCACCCGTCAAGTATGGGCAGTACTGCACCAAAGAAAAAGCCTTGGAATACTTGCAACATGAAATTAGCTGTATTAAAGATGACCTGGATGGATTGAATCTTCATATTGACAACTCCATGCGTCAAGCATTGATTTCTTTTATTCACTCTGTAGGTTGGAAAGCTTTCCTTTATAGTTCTATTATTGATCAAGTTGAACAACAAAACTGGGTCGGTATTACCGAAGAAATTAAATGTTGGATCTTTGACCAAGACCGTGTAGTGGTAGGTAATCTTTTGGAGCGCCGCAGGGAAGAGTCTTGTCTTTTCCTAAGCTATATCAACCCAAGCACCAGCCAAGTTGGTGAAATTCTTTTGGCTGCTTTTAGAAATTACTCAGCTGCACCACATGAAATTCAAGCAATTAAAAAATTAGAAGAAGGAATCAATCCTTATCTATTGGCTGAATTTGCTAATACGTTCCAGATAAAGCAAGCGGATTGGATTGATCAAACAGAAGAGGTCTTACACCCGATTTGATTTGGACTATAGTCGTAGAATATTGTCAGCCCAGTCATGAAAGACGCAATGGAGAGGTCAGTAAAACCAAGGGGGTTTGAACTCCCACTCGAACTGCAATTCTCCATGCGTAAAGCTGAGATTGCTTCTGAGGCAATGACGTGGGATCAATTACAAGCTGCACTTTTAAATCTTTATCATCAACGCTTAATGGAGTGGCAAGCAGTAAAAGAAATTTTATCTGGTGAAAATATTGAATTGTCTTTTGACATTCCAACCGATTTAGAACTAGAAGAACTCGCCGCCGCATGCATGTACGACGACGAGGATGATGACGAAGACGAAGAAGAGTGTGTTCCTTTTTAATTTTCGTCAAACATTATCAAACGATCTAAATAAAAGCGTGCCTTCCTCAGTGATTCTGTCCCGCCTTTATGGCGCTCACGCCAGGTGTACTTGGCACAATTCCCCTTCAAGTAACCTCGGTACTCTTCTGGTGTCAGCTGCGCTTCGATTGCGTCAATACATTCGATTGATCCGTCGGTGTAATGCGGCGGATGATTGACTAAATCAGTTTGCAGCGCAGGACGGTAAGGTTTTGTTGCCCATGGAACCGGACAAAACCCATCCTTACACTCTAAAGTGATGTCACGAGTTTCCGGCCCATCGGTACCGTCCCTGGGTACTTGTGCGCTTCCTCCATCGACGGGATAAAACCAGTCAGTCCCGAGCGAGTCCCCTCCAGGGAAAGATTTGTCCTTGGTTTGTCTTCCTGACACAGAGCTAACCCCCTGTTGTAGTGATCATACAATGGTACATCATTTTCTTGATTACCAAGAGGCGCACCAAAATCGCAGCACGACAACATACGATGCCTTACTTCATCGTCGGAAGTAATAAATTTTGTTAAAAAATCATCAGGGTTTTGACGCCCTTCTAATTGCTCTGAATCATTTTTATAAACATGCATCATGGCAGTGCCATTAAATTCCCTCGATTACAATATTATCATGGAAAGATTTTACGACCCAAGAAGAGGGCAGGAGTCCACTCCTATTCCTTCTAATTACGATCCAAGGGTAGACGCTGGTTCTTCCGGTGGAGACACCAGTGATTTAAATCCTGGGCGAGCATACACAACGGATACCAGAAATTTTAACGCGGAGGAAAAAATAATCGCTTCTAGGGCAGGCACTAGTAATGACAGGCAAGAATCTAAAGTCAATAAATATTTAGCAGCAGCTAAAACAGCTGGAAGGTTTAAACAGCAAGCCTTGGTAGATGAACCACAAATTCGTGGACGCACACCAAGAACAGAAGCGAGTATTAAGGGAACCAACGTACCAACCTTGGGGGACAGGATTGGAATGGGCGGCAGCACTAACTACGCAACAAAACCAACATCTACCGCTGGTAAATTTGCAGGTTTTTAATATTCAATGTAGTTGGATTCTTCTAAATCTAAAACATGATCTAGTTCATCAAAGATTCCCTGGAGCATATTAAGAACCCATTGAATATTGTCCGAACTGTAACGTCCCAACTCAGAAGCTAACTCTTCATTTTCAAGTAACATTACAGACCGATAAAGAACATCAACAATATTTAAACGTTGCTCGATATCGTGTGGATCCGTCATGTTTACGCTTTGCTGTACACAACTTCTTGCAATTGATTTTGGTATTTACCTTTTCGATCTTGATAACTAACTTCACAAGGATTACCCCGGAAGAATAATAATTGTGTCACTCCTTCATTGGCGTAAATACGATTAAACAACCCAGTACAATTACTGATTTCCAAAGTTAAATATCCTTCCCAGGCACTTTCTGCTGGAGTAATATTTACCATGATTCCTGAACGAGCATACGTGCTTTTGCCAACAGCAACAACAGTTACATCCCTGGGTAATTTAAGACGTTCTTCTGCAACTCCCAGGCAATACCCATAAGGAGGCAAGATAAAATATGAACCTTTCTCATCTTCTAATAATTCGGACGGTGTTAAAATGTCACCATCAAAATTTTTGGGGTCACAATCACCGGCTTGAATGCGGCCAAATACTAAGCACTGTTTAGGAGACAATCGAATATCATATCCATAAGAACTTAGGCCATAGCTAAGAATTTTATGTCCGTTTTCTTCGCTAACTAAGTGATCTTGAAAAGGAGAAATCATGCCCTCCTTAAGGACAAGTTGTTTGATTTCCACGTCACTCAGGATCGACATAAGCCTCTTCAATCGTCTTTTAGTATACCGAACTTAGCAGAGGATGCGGCCCTTTTCACCGTAAATATCAATAAATTTTTCAGTAGCCAACCCACTGTTTTGCTTAGGTTGCAGGTACGCTACTAACGACGTACTGGTTTTGTGCGTACCAATACCTTCACTTGTATTTTTAATTAATGTTGGGGCTGTTTTTAAGATACAGACCGGGAAATTAAAAATACGTTGATCATACCGGATCATATCCGTACAGTTGGTAAAGTACAAACCCTCCTTAACAACATCGGCTATCCAAAGGCGGTACAGTTTTCTGAACCAAAGAGCATGAGATGAGGTCAATGATCCAGATGATGCTCTAGTCATCTTCCATTTGTCAAGATGTTTATCAAAATAATAAGCACCACTTGGTGGAAACACGTAAACCTTGCCCTCCCACTCTTGGACATTTAGTCCATCATCCTGAGGAGAATAAAATTTATCAGCCTGAACGTAAGAATTGGCAACTTTAGAGCTGGCTGGATCTAAATCAATGCCATCCATAAGAGAATGAGCAGATGCAATTAAATCTTTATTAGTAATTAACTCAAGATCTTCACATTTTTTTCTAAATTTTCTAGTCATTACACATCAACAGCTTGGTTGTAATCAATTGCAAAATAACGAATGCCTTCAGCATCGTTAATAATGTAGCCTGCGGATTCTGTTGGATTGTTTTTTTGTGCAGCCTCCAAGATGCGACGAAATGTTTCGGCAAGGTCGCCGTTGTTTTCACGTTCACATGACTCTTGTGCCGAGTGCAATTCTTCAAGTGTCATATAGAACATTGAGCGCTCTTGGTTGTCTGGCTGAAAACAAATGACGCCAGGTCCTTCGGCTTCCCAAAATTGTGTGTAGAGCTTTCCCATGTCACCAAGAATTAACTTGACGACGGCGTCCAGATACTTGGCTTCTGTGTCCCCTGTTTCTCCGTTTAGTGCGGCAGTTATAAGCTTTTTGCGTCTACTCATGGTTCTAATAATCCTTGCTTAGAAAGTGAGTCTAAAAGTTTTGGTAGTGGTTGGTAAATAACCACAAGCTTCCCAAGGTTACCACGTTTCTTGACGAGCTTACCCTTGTCATCACGTAGTTTGTTAAATTCGCCTGACCGTATCAAATACTCTGCTACACAACGCAAGCGTCGTTTAAGAGGCAATTCTGCTTGGGGGAATTTCCCACAGATTGTGTCAGATTGTAAATCTTTAAACGCAAAACGCAAACGATTGGCCAAAGTCATGCTGGAGTTGGCGTCTTCCTCTTCATAAATACAAAGATTTTCTAAATATCGACGCATGCAATCATCATCAAAAGAGCCAAAGGGAGGGAGAAAATCTTCCAGCTGAAGCACCAAGGATTCTGGTAGCAGTTGAGAATGATTTTCAATTGTTACAAGGGACAAATCAATGCCACTGAAACGGTTTGTCATGGTTGTAAACCATCGTCCATGGCCACTGTGTTTACGGATTGATACATATTGGAGACATTAAAGTCGTTAAGTTCTACATTCCTGTTTCTTGCAAAGGACTGCACCAATTGGTTCCACGGAATACGAATGACAGCTTTCTTACCTTTATCTGGACAAAGATTGACATAGTGAATGCCTTCCGTCCAGCCTTTCCCAGTATTTTTCTTGCCTTGGCTAATCCAATTGCGAAGTGTTTGATCAGATACCCCTAAGCGCCTGGCGCATTCCTCTGTAGGGATGTACTCATCAGCAAAAGCTTCGGGATTTAATTGGTTTGTTTCACCAGATGAATAACGACTATGCCACATAGACGCCAAAATATTTCGAATGCCTTTTAACTCGTGAGCAACGTCCTCCAAGCCCTTGCGTATTCCAAAAGTTGCCATGCCGTCATAAAGCTTTTTTATATGTTAGTCTGTTGAAAAAGTTTTTGTCACGTAAATGGAAGAACAAATTGCACCTAGCATTCAGGTACCTGAAAACCTGTTGACAGCTCCTGCATCAGCTTCTAATTTTCCTACGTCTATTACCCCTGAAATGGTTAATATGATGAAGGCACGCGCCAGGGAAGAAGCCATTCGTATCACAATGGAACAACGACAAGCAATCCCAGCTCCCCAACTACAAGTTCCTGCAAACTCTCAACCTGCTCCCCAAGTTGTGTACGTACGTCGCAACCTGACTGTTGCTGAGTTAATACTGACAGTTTTCTTGGCATGCGGCATTGTTGTTGGCGTGCAAGCCGGTTGGAATTTTGGCAGCAACCTGTTGCCACGTATTGAAATTAAAGTTAAGTAGTGTATTAAACACAAAGAAGCTATAATTAATTTAAGAGCATCTATTCATAAGTAAATGGCCAACCGGCGCATTAGCGATTTACAAGAACTTGCTGGCATTGACGTTGCCGAGCAAGATCTTTTTACTATTGTGCACGTTTTTGAAGTTGACCCGGCGTTAAAAAATAAGAAGATCACCATCTCAGGAACTAAAGAATATCTTAATATTTACTACCTTCCCCGCACGGGTGGCGCCATCAGTGGTAACACGTCAATCAGTGGAACCCTTGATGTTGCAGGCCTAACAACCACCTCTGGTTTAATCGTCAGCAACCAGGCATCTGTTAGTGGTTTAATTGTTCAAAATAATGCGACTGTCAGTGGAACCGTTAGCGGCACCACAATTACGGGCAATACTATCCAAGGTACTAACATTAATGGTGTGACGGTCACAGCTACAACCTTTACTGGAGCAACCGTCAATGCAATCAGTGGTAATTTTTCTACGCGCCTAAGCGGTGCAACAATAACCGGCAACAATATCTCTGGTACATCAGGTGTTTTTAATGCGTTAAGCGGTGTCACAATTACTGGTACAACCGTTCAGGCAACCTCCGGTGTTTTTGGTACACTTGTAACACCTGTTCTTGTTGTTAGCGGTAACCTAACCGTCGAAAGTGGACTAGTTGTTTCTGGTGCTGCTCAATTTGCATCTACTGTCACTGCCACGGGTACATTCTCAGGTGCCACAATTACTGGAACAACGGTTCGTGCAACTAGTGTTACAGGTGTCAGCGGCGTATTTACTACATCTTTAAGTGGTGCCATCATTAGTGGTGACACCGTAAGGGTTTCTAGCATCACAGGTGTTTCTGGTACATTTACCACAAGAATATCTGGTGCAACAATTACCGGGGATTCGGGTTCTTTTGGGGGAGTAACTGCACTCTCTGGCATTTACACACAGATTATTTCTGGTGCAACTATTACAGGAAACATTGGACTATTCAGTAACATCACGGGTGTTTCTGGTGTCTACACAGCCCTGTCCGGTGCCACAATTACTGGAAACATTGCAAGATTTGCATCTGTTACTGGTGTTTCTGGCGTCTTTACTGATGTTGTTTCTGGTGTTGTAGTCACAGGAAATACTGGTAGGTTCACCACCGTAACCGGAGGAACCGGTGTATTCACAACCAGTATCAGTGGGGCGACCGTTACCGGTAATACGGTTCTTGCTACAACAGTTACAGGTGCCACTGGTACTTTCACAACTGTTGTCTCAGGTTCAACTGTTACAGGTAATACGGGACTATTTAGTAGCTTAACCGGTATCGCAGCGGTCTTTGTTACCAGTATCTCTGGTGCAACCATCACCGGCAATACGGCTCAGTTTACAACTCTTACAGGTGGTACCGCTGGATTTACTTCAGTTACTGGAACAACAATCAGTGGTACCACGTTGAATGTAACCACGGTCAATGCAACCAGTGGTAATTTCACCAATATTGTTTTTAGCAATACCACAATCTCCGGTAACTTGACGGTCAGTGGCTCTGGGTTCTTTGGTTCTGGTGTTTCAGTTACTGGTGTTATCAGCGGTCAAACCGTTACAGGTACAACAGCACAATTTACAACAGTAACTGGAGTCTCGGGTGCTTTTACCACAATCACAGGTGTTACGGTCACTGGTACTACCGCTAACTTTGTCTCAGGTGTTTACACTACTCAAGTCTCAGGCGCTGTAATTACTGGTGATGCGGGAAGGTTTAGTAACATCACTGGTGTTTCTGGTGTATTTACAGCTCCTTCTGGTGCAACACCTGCGTTAATTTCATCTGGTGTAATTTCAGGTGACGCGGGGTTAATTATTCGTGGGACAATTACCATCCTTCCTTAAGACTAATTATTTTCCTGTTATTATTGGTATAAAGAACGAGTACTACCATGCCTTACGGTGCAATTAAAGTTGATAATATTACATTCACTAATGGCGGCGCTGATCAAGCTACCACTGTTTCTGGTATCTATCGCGCTATTACATCTGGTGTAACGGTTACTGGTACAATTTCTGGCGTTACAATTCAAGGCACAACCGTCTCTGGTACTACGGTTACCGGTACAACGGCTAACTTTACCAGTGGTGTATTTACCGTATTAAGCGGTGCATCTACTACGGTTACCTCTGGTATTTTTGCTGCAGGCTCTGCTGCCGCACCTTCGATTTCTTTTACAAGTGATCCCAATACAGGCATCTATAGTCCTGGTGCAGATCAAGTAGCTATTTCAAGTAGTGGCACCGGGCGTTTGTTTATCGACAGCTCCGGCAACGTGGGGATTGGCACTACTTCTGGCGCGTATCGCCTTGATGTGCAAGGAGGCTCTACTCGCATTTTGCACCAAGGAACAGGTTCATTTCTTGAGATTGGCCTAGGTACAACAACAAGTCAAAATGCATTTATTGATTTAATTACTGATACCACTTATACAGACTACGGATTGAGACTTATTCGTGACAGTGCAGGAGCCAATGCTGTAAGCCAATTGACACATCGCGGCACAAGTGAACTCCGAATAGTTACTCAAGATGCAGCTCCAATTTCTTTTTGGACAGCAAGCCTTGAACGCGCCCGCATCGACAGCTCCGGCAGGCTGTTAGTGGGGACAAGTATCAGCAGGTCCTCACGATTAGACGTTATTAATTTTAATTCAATTTTTCAAATTGAATCAAATGAGGAAGCCGCGGAATCAATTACAAGGTGGTCAGCGGATTTAAACGGCAGTAGATTACACCTTCAAAAGGGCCGTGGAACTATCGCAGCTCCTACGATAGTCTTAAATGATGATTACCTAGGCGAGCTGAGCTTTAGCGGCTACGACGGCGTAAACATGACAAACGGCGCCCGAATTAACGCCGCCGTAGACGGCACCCCCGGCGCCAACGACATGCCAGGCAGATTGGTGTTTAGTACCACCGCTGATGGCGCTGCTACCCCTACGGAGCGGATGCGGATCAAGAGCACTGGCACGATCAACTTCTCCAGTGTTGCCACCTATGCCGACAACACCGCTGCACTGGCTGGCGGCTTGGTTGCAGGTGATGTTTACCGGAAATCAGATGGTACGCTGATGATTACCTACTAATTTCAGTAATTCCCTTCGCTACCTGGTACCAACAATTTTTTACCTTATAATAAAACCATAGCTAACGCATTAAAATGGCTGATACTTACACCTGGAACATTGCACAATTAGAACGTAAACTTTCTGATGGTGCTGTTTACACTGCCCACTGGACTGTTACCGCCACTCGCGAAGTGACCGGCGAGGATGACCTTACCGCTAGCGGCTATGGTTCTATTGGTTTTGGTGAGCCAGATCCTACCCACTTTACCCCTTACGCAGATCTGACCGAAGGCCAAGTTGTAGGCTGGGTGTTGTCCGCTCTTGGCGACGAAAAAGTTGAGTCCATCTGTAATGGATTGACAGGTCAACTTGACGCCAAACAAACTCCTGTTGATGCTTCTGGCATCCCCTGGTGATTATTGCTATACTTTTTGAAAAGCTTTAAACACCATGGCCCCCACCAAAAATCAACTGGTCTCGGCAATTAATTCTTTTGGTTCTGCTCGTGCTTCTAACGATGCTAACCTCATTGCCTTTGCCGCTAACTTGATTGGTGAACTTATTGACGCCCTTGAGTTTGCACCAGAAAAAACTGAAGAAGTAACAGAAGTTACACCTGAAGTCCTCTGATTAAATTGATTGGGCCTAAACTTAATTAAAACCTTAGGCTCATGACAATTAACCTACGTGATGCAGCAAAGTTTGACGAGCAACTTCAGCATCAAATAACTGCATGGGATTGGCTTCAGGCTCAGCTTGCCCCTGAGATTCTGGAGTCTTTTGCTGTTAAATACCGAACTCAACCAAAATCAGAGCAACAATATCCCAATACCTGGGACGGTGTTCTTGCTGCAGGCAAAGCAGCAGGTGCTAAATACCCAGAATGTATTGCTGCTCAATGGGCATTGGAAAGTGGCTGGGGCAAACACACAAGCGGTAAAAATAATTACTTTGGTTTAAAGGGTTCAGGCACATCAACCAGTACGCAAGAATTTATTAATGGTCAATGGATTACAATTACTGCAGCTTTTATTGATTTTCCTGATCTATATACTTGCATTGAATATCTTGTAACACG